AAGAGCTTTGGTTAGTTGTTCTTCGCAGACTCTGTCAAGAATATCTACAACTTCCGCTTTAGATTTGTCTGCGAAGAACTTATCAACCAATGGTTGAAGATTTACATAGTTTGAATCTGTATCTATTGCTATAACATAATCAACTTTATCTGTTTTTAAGAGCTTATTAAGATACCTATTGATTGCCATTTCAGCACGTTGAATTACAAATTGACCAGATAATGTAATTGATGAACCTAGCCTTGGGTCAAACCATCTGTAATATCTATTTGTGATTGCACCATAACCTGAGTTAAGTAATATCTTTCTAACATATTGTGCCAGGTGCAATTTAGTAATATCTTTACCTTCTTTCTGTGCTTTCTTCATTACACCCTGAATCTTTTTACGTTCAGAATATAATTTACGCATGGCTCTTGGAATCATACCTTCATGGTCTTTCTTAAATACCCAACCAGAAGCAGCAACAGCAAAGTCGCCTGGATTTTTATATGACTTATTATGTAAAAAATCACGCATACGTTTATCTTCAGATATATCAGGCCAGACTTGTAGTTTATCCATAATAGTTTCTGGAGATATATTGTATTGCATAATTAAATGTGGATATAGAGAATTCAAATCAAAAGATGCTACCCAACCGTGTTTACCAACTTGTGGTGGTTTTACATAGCCACCAGGAATAGCTTCAGTCAAACTATATTTAGGAAATGTAGATGGCGGTATTTTATTTTCAACAGCCATTTCACGGTTAATTAAAGCATCCCAAGTCTTAACTACACCAGATACATCTTCATAATTAATACCAGCTTTATATGCTACAGCTATTTGTACATCTATCAAACCCATCTTATCATCAAGTCTTTTTACTAGATTTGTATCTTGAATATTATAATCGATAAATTTATTAAAGTCATCAAAGAAGAGTCTATGTAAAGTACCTGCTTCTTCATAATCAAGTTTCTTTTCACCAAGTTCTACAGTGGCAATATGGTCTAAACGATATGATTCTTGTACTGAATTCTTTTTATATCTATCTAGATAATCAATATCATCTACGCCAACAATTTCTACTCTTTGCTGTGTACCTTGTTTAGTTGGAAACTCACGTAATCTTGTGATACTCCACGGTGATAACTTCTTGACATCAAAGCCTAATTTTACCATACGGTTATGAATATACGGCATATCAAAGGTTTGTGTATTCCAACCAGTCACAATCTGTGGATAGTTATCACACCAATATTTTAAGAAAAATTCTAGTATTTGTCTTTCAGAATTGCATGGTACATAAAATACCTTGTCAACTAATTCCTGAGGCAACACTGACTCATTCTTTGACCAATCACCATTGCCAAATGTAATGAATTTATCCCTTAAACTGTCATGTACACAAATGGCAGTGACTGGATATTTAGATTCATCAGGTTCTGGAAAGCCTTCTTCAGAACTTACCTCAATATCAATAGTAAATACTCTAATCTCTTCACGCTTCCAATCATTTTCAGAATTAGGATATGTTTCTATGCAATATTGTGAGTTATAAAATGGGAAACCATATACTTTTAGATTTGTTTCTTCATTCTGTTTGACAAAATTACGGGCTTCTACCATAGTGTCAAATTGTAATGGTTTTAGACTATTACCATAGATATCAGTATAGCCAGTTTGTTTAGCTGATTGTATGTATAATGTGGGTGAATACTTTATCTTAGACCGAAACTCTTGGCCATCTCTTATTCCACGAACAAGCAGATTTTGGCCATACATGGCCACATTAGTGTAGTATTCTGACATATTAATATTATACTATTTAGTAGACTTTTTGCCTATAGTATAATTAGCTTTTAATGTCCAAGTTGATTTTTCTTTGAAAGGGATTATCTTTACTTTTTGTAAAGATGCTGGTTCTGGGTTTCCTACCACTGAACAGAGTTTCCATTCTTCAAGCAACTTAGCAATGCCGTTCCTACGAGCAACATCTTCTTGTGTTATCTCACGGTCAAAGCCATCAAGCTTAAATAACTCTCTATAGTGGCAGAGATAATACTTTCCTTTTTTATGTAAAATATGACAAGTTTGAACTAGTTTTCTGTCTTTGCTCTCTAGTCCAATCCTAGTCAAAGTCTCTACAATTTTTAGGAAGTCATCTCGCTCTTTGAGTTGAATCTCTAGTAATTCCTCTAACATAATCTCCAATAGGTTAAGTTAGATACGCCAGATTCTATTTATTTGACGGGTTTCTTACCGCCTTGCTTATCAGTGCTTTTGATTTTCGTGATTTGTTCTGGAGTCAATACCTTACAATAGTCTACTGCTGCACGTTTTGATACACCAAAGTATTCAGCTACTTCATCAACTCCATCAGTTTTTTTCATCTTTTGCCATTTAGCAAAATAACTATTATTAGGTAATCCATGAAAATAAAATGCATATTGTTCTTCTTCAGATACATTATCATATTTGTTCATCTCATTAGCAAAATGAACTGTATCACTTCTCATAGAGAATGCAAGATTTACTACATATTTTACATATCCATGTAAATCATTGCGCCATTTTTTATTACCAATTGATTTAATATAGTCAAATGGTGATGGCTTACTGACCTCGTATGATTCTTCAGAGGCCTCTTTGATTACGTTTCCGAATAAATCTATTTGCATTTGATTTCTTTTTTCTCCAATGTCCTATTAAATCTTTATACTGTCCCATCATAGTCTTTTCTTGATATTTACATACAATCCACCACTGTCCTGGAAATACCATAAATGCAGGTATATGAAATGCTGATTTAGAATGAAATAATACGTAAGGCATTTCACCTTTCCACATTAATTTTCTCATCCAGCTTTTTGGTTTGTACCCACCAATCATACCAAAAGACGCACCATAGTCGCCCAGTCCCAATTTAAGGCCTCTAAACTTTGATATACGTCTATGACTATTATAATATGTACCTTTTTCCCATGCATAAAAGTAATTACCACGTCTAATGATATAACATGGGTGTGTTTCGTTATAACCAATACGCTTAGCACGAGCTCTAGGATAGTGTGTACTTAGAAAAAAGTAAATCCTAGTTATCTTGTAAGAGTGGAACAATTCTAACAATTTGTTCCAGGCATTTTTCAGCCACAACTCTATGCTCTTTTTGTGTACCTGCATCTTTTCTCAACTCAATGTAATGAATCCAACTTCGTAAAGTACCGTTTACGTATAATGTTGACATAGTATTTCCTTCTGGTAAAACTGCTCTTGCTTGTTCTTTTGCAATACCTTTATCTAATGCCCATTGATAAGCTTGTTTTGCCTCATCAATAACACCCTGTTGTTTACGTTCCCAAGTTTTTTGTAAATCTATATCAGCATTTTCTATAGAATTCTGTCTATTCTTATTGTCTTGCATTCTAGCTTCTCTAAGAGTAAAATCCTGTGCAACCGCATACCTTTGACTAAACTCTTGGAATGAAAAACTTCTATGTCTTAAAATTTGTCTTGCAATATCTCTTGTTGTTTTAATTTCTAAACAAATGTTTACCATTTCAAATGGAGACCAATGTTTATGCTTAATAAGATATTTAAGCAGCTTATCTGCTGTTTCAGCATTATCTTGATTATCAGGGTTTGATACTCTTGCAGTGTAAGCAACTAACTCTTGTAAGTTAGCTTTCTCACCGTTTGTGTAGCTAATAATGTTAACTGAACTTGACATTTTTCATAACCTCTACCACGAATGCAGCCAAATTAATTTCTTGGCTGGTCACAAAAGCTGCCCTATGCTGATATTCACCAATAATTAGAATAAGATTAGGTATAGAACTAGCTTCTACATACTCATTAATATTACGATAAAAATCTTCAAACAAACTATCAGGGTCAGGATTATCAGCAATCCACTGACGGCATGATTTAAAATCTTTTTGTTTGATATATTTGATTAGTGTTTTAACTTTAGTAGTATTTACTAAACTAATAATACCACTATCGATATTACCAGATATATTAGCATATCTTTGTAGTTCATTTATGATACGACGATTATCTGGAAAATACTGTTTGACAACTTCTAATACTGCTTTTTGGTCAGCTTTTACACCTTCTTCATTTAATATTGATAAACATTTTTTAGCTACAGCACCAGCAATTGTAGGTAAATCTTTCTTTGTAATACTAAAGTCAATAACACTACACCTTGAATGTAATGGTGGAATAATCTTATGCTTATAATTACAAGTTAATATGAATCTAGCATTACTACTAAACTCTTCTATAAAATTACGAAGAGCTGGTTGTACTGCCAAACCCAGGTAGTCGGCTTCATCAATAATCACTACTTTCGGCTTAGTAGTTGTACTAACGGTAGAGACGAATTTTTTTATCTTATCTCTAAGTATGTCTATAGACCTACCTTCATCTGAACCGTTGATTATGATGTAATCACAACCTAGCTCTTCGCAAAGGGCCCTGGCTACAGTAGTTTTGCCAGTCCCTGCCGAACCTGATAACAAAAGGTTCATCATTTCACCTTTATCTTTTAGTGAGATGAATACCTTTTTCAAATTGTCTGGTAGAATTACATCATCCAGTTTTTTAGGACGATATTTTTCTACCCATAAAAAATTATCTTTCATTTAAGTTCCTTGCTATGTTTTTTAATATATCCAATAGACCTACCAGTAGCTCTTGATGCAGCAGATAAACTATCATATACCTTACCATTATACTCTACTGCTATAGAATTTTTTACGGCACCAGGTTTACCTAATGGCTTAAATCCATCCTTCCATTTTTTTTCGAGATTAGCAGCCTTGCGTTCCCAAGTCTTCTTCCAGCGCTTCTTCTCGAACTCCTTCGTATCTGTCAACTTTGACTCCGCATTCTTTTAAAAATTCTATACCATCACTTATTCTGTAAGGTGTTCCATAGACAACACGAACTACACCAGCTTGGTGGATGAGCTTTGCACAATCATAGCAAGGAGATAGTGAGACATAAAGCGTCGATCCTTCCGCACTAGATGTAGTTCGCGCGACTTTTGCAATTGCGTTTGATTCCGCATGCAAAACTTCTCTTTTAGTTTTATTGGCATCATCTTCACAGCAGTTATCCCAACCACGTGGTGTACCATTATAACCAAAAGCTAGTATGTTGTCATCTTTTACTATGATGGCACCACACTTAAACCTTTTACTGTAGGAATTTTGTCCAACAACATTGGCTAATTCCATATACAATTTATCTTGTTTCTTCAGATTCATTTTCTTTTAACATTTGTAATACTTGTACTGGTACAAGCATATGTATTTTGTATGTTTCTTTTTTCGGGTCATCTTTGAGATAATCTTTGTAGAGACTTAAAGCACTAAGTGCATCATCAACAGTGACTTCTAAAAGTTTCCTATGTAAATCTTTTTGAGATTTTAAGAACCTTTCAGCTGCAGCTGTAGCATCCTCAATAGCATCTTCTAATGAGACTCTATCTTCTTCAGAAAAATCAGACAACACTAAACTCGCCATCTGGTTGAAGTGCAACATAATAATCTATACCGCTAGCACCTTGAAACAAACATAGTCCCTTTGCACATATTTTAATATCATAATCATCAAGGACCATTTTTAATTTATCAACAGAGATTGACAAGTTATACTTTTTGCTTTTTAATTCTTGGCAAGTGATTTTAAATTTATTTGAAGTAGGTACAGTCTTATCATGGACAATGATACCCTCTTCAGTAAATGTAATATCTGAAGCGTTATTAATAGTAGCTGCTTTTGCTAACCTACCTAAGTTTTCTTTAGTAATGTTTTTCTCAACATCTACTTCTGGTAGAGTGATACCTTTTTCAGGTGGCCTTGCAATTATGTTTTGGTCTGCATAATAATATTTCTGTTCACCATTACCATCTTTAATTGTAAGTGAATCATCACCAAACTGAAAATCAGCATCTGCATCAAATAATGATACAACACCCATGAATTCGTTTAAATCATAGATTGCAAAAGTGACAGGGAATGTTTCATCAACTTCCACCTTTGCATAGACATCTTTAATATTAGAAATGGTTTCAATTGTATTACCTTCTTCAATTAAGATTGATTGGTTAATTGAGGCAAAGTTTTTAAGTATGCCTAACGTTCGCTTGCTTATTTGCATTATTATCTCCTTTTATCTGTGCGTAAAATAACAAAGTTGTTATTAAACCGTCCATTAGGATTATACTCCTTGGTGGTTAATTTTTGATATTCTTTATCAAACTGTTTTTCTGTCTTTGATAGTGCGATTTGTAAGAAATCATCTGGCTTTCTAAGCTTCTTACCTCTACAACTAGTGACATGTTGTAGTGCTTGACCTTTCACTTCAAAACCATCTACTCTGTCAGTAAAATACTCTACAATCTTTTTATCTTTGCAATTGAACAATATAAGTCTATGTGCACCAATTATAGTTGTAGGATGTACTGATGTGACTTTATGTTCTGCACATTCAGGCATGTAATTTAGTTTAGCAACTTGTTTATCAGCAGCTTTTGGCTTTCTAACTCTTGTTGTTTTGTTTGCTTTTGTAGATAACCTAACTTTATTTAGGTCTTCCATAATCTTATTTAGTTGGTCTATACGCCATTTGACTTCTTTATTATCTAAATGACTATAACCTTCTATCAACTGTTGATTCCAATCGTCTGTTAGTTTTAATTTTCTAGCATCTCTTAATTCGCAATATTCTACTAACCACCTATTAATTACTTCTTCTACAATACCATTTGCTTTAGATGTGAGTCCATACTTTTGAAATAACGTGTAGATATCTATGGTTGTGCGTTTACCTTCAATCCAGTCATCTTCCATATCGTACACATCACCCATTACTGTGTCCCATACTTTTTCTTTGTATAGTTCTAATGGTGACTTTCGTTCTACTTTAGGTTTTTCTTCATCCACTTTATTATCAGCTGCACCTTCAACTAATATTCTTTCAAATGATGCATTGATATATTCTTTTGTATCTCTCACATCACCAGTTGTGCCTGGTAAAGACTTCCAATACTCAGCATACTTTTGATTATATGACGGCCAACCTTTTAATACAGTCTGTATTTCAGCAGATAAAGCAGCACCAAATCTCCAATCTTTTACAGCTCTTAGTTCTTTTAATCTTTGAGAAAATTGTGGTGTTTGTTTTGCATATTCTAATGCTATCTTTTTACCGTCTTTTTTATTACCATCTAGTCTATAATATTCTGTAGCATTACGTTTTGCTCTGCCAAATTCTTCACCTGACATTTTTTCTATTTCTAATTGTGTAGGTGGGACAGGCTCAGCCGACTTTAACATGGCAGCGTTGCGTTGCTTTTGTTTACGTGATAATGGCATAAAAATACTCCTTGCAAAAAGTGCTTACAGTATTATTATACTAAGTTTTGATTATTTCTTCTTGGGTTGATTTTCGTTTTGGTGGAATTTGACTAGCCATTTGATGTCAGTTTGAATTTCTGTTATGGCTTTTTCGATATGGGTCAGGTGATTAGTCTCTATAAGATAAACCCTCCATGCGAGGAATCCTATAAAGCCCACTAGTGTTGTTATGAAGATTGATTCGTATATACCCATCAGTTGTTTTCCTAAATTTAAAATATAATATAATTGTTGTATTTTGTTGCGGTTGTTTTAAATCCAGTGTACCAACTGTATAATGTATTTATACTTTAGATAATGATGATAGATGCTGAATCTCGAAATGATTTTAATGTTTTAAATCCAGCCAACTTACAACTTTTACTAAGTTGTCTTTGCATGTCGATTGCAGTATTTATAATTTGTCCGTTATACTGAGTATCGTTTTTAAACATTTTACCATCAATAGTTTCTGTACGGCCATAAGATTCTTCATGACCGTAGAACATTTCAGATATTTCTACTCCAGTAGCACCTAGACAGATGGACTTGGAGATGTCAGCAGTGTCAGTATAGTGTCCAGAAGCAAAGATATGTTTATTAAAGTTCCTAGCAACTTCACCATTAATACTAATGCTATTAGCGTGAGGGTAAGCAACCCCAGTCTCCATATAATCCTGAGAATCGAAGCGAGAATCAAATCCCACCCTAACAACCTCGACGCCAACTTCGAAAAGTTTCCTGGTGGCTGCGGGGTCTGAGACTGGTCCTGCGATAATTTTAACATTTTCATTTTCCTCCTTAAATTTTGCTACCTTATAGATGTATTCAACACTATGAGTGTTATTGTTATTGCTTACTAAATTTACCCATTGAATCTTTCCAGCAGGTAATTTAGATTTTAGTGTTTTCCACTTATGTAATTGTGCATCTGTATCACCTATAGATACAGCTACATTTTTTCGACCTTTAAAGAAAAAGTCGTATAATTCGTCTATATCATATCTGGTGGATAACATTACACCACAATTAGTATCAGAATCTGATATACTATCGGCTATTGCAAAGGTACCTGTTGCTGCATCACATGATGACCAGATAACTGGTATATCATCAATCAACATTTCAGGATTATCAGTGCTTAGAATATTCGAATAGCGTGGTTCGATGACCACGCTATCCAAATTGACTGGTTTTTGATTATGCAGCTTGTGCATATTCAACAGCTTTTTTAACAGCGTTAATTTTCTTAACCCTGTTTCCACCAAACCAAGCAGAGTGAACTCTGTTATCTCTGGTGTTAGCCAACTCGTGGTCAGTCATGTAAGTGACTGCATTAAGAGCTTGCCAGAAAGTACCCTTTTGATAATTGGCACCTGGTTGAGTGTCAATAACTTCAAGAGCTCTTTGACCATTTCTAGTCAAGATAACATTATCTTTCTCTGATTTTGATGATTTACCGAATACATCAGCAAAGTAGTTGTTAAGAGAATCTTTAGTGTATCTCTTAGAACCTAAGAACTCAGCTACTTCTTTGTATTCGTCCATTGACTCTTTAGCTAAGCCAAGTGTTTGCTGCACAGTTTGAGCATCAAATGCTTTTCTGTGGTCAAGCGATACACCAGCTTTTCCGTTGAGTGCCATTGTAAGTGTATTATTGCATACAACTCTGATAGGTGAGAACCTAACATCAATAGATTTACCATATTGATGTGGATTAGAGAAAAGTAAATATGATTCTACTTTATCACCATTGAATAGTTCAAAGTCATCATCTACTTTTGCCAATGCCCATACCATTTTACCATCTTGTAAAGAACCAGCAGTATGCATTTGCATATTACCTTGTTTTACAAAATCAACGAAGAAGTCAAATGCTTCATCATTTTGTACAGGCTCCCAGTTTTGTCCAATAACACTAAGAACTTTTTTGTCCGTGCTACGTACAAGAGCTTGTTGTGTAGGTATACGAATCTCTTCGTTACCCGCCTTTGCTACCATTGGAAGTTTTTCAACGCTCCAATCTAACCCAGCAGCTTCCTGCATCTCACGTGGTGTGAGGTCGTCTGCTACTTTTACTCCAAGACCATGCCAAGGTAATTCACCCGCATAAGCCATTGTTTCTACTGCATGTGCCATAATATAACCTCCTTTAATTTGCTATGATATTATGATATTAAAGTTATACTCTTGAAGCGTATTTTTTTTATTTTTTTTAAAAAAACTTGATTTCTGCCTTGTTTTTATATTTTAACAATTAATTTAACCATTCAATTCATAACAATTTATTTTCAAAATATGGCAATCAGAAACCGTTGCAGCTGCAATTGTTTAGACACCATGTAAAATAGAAACTGGATTCTGTGAACGCTCAATATCATTTTCATTGCTATTTCCTTCCCATATTTCTATTATCTCAGCAATATCTTTACCAGGATTAAATGGTCTATGCCATGTTTTTACTGGTATCGTGTATGCCTTGTATTTCTTCAACTCTGTGATTGATTTGTATTCATTCTCAATATAACACTCACCTTTGACAAGGGTCCAATGTTCTGCCCTTCTGAAGTGTCTCTGCATTGATAGTGATTTACCTGGCTGAATTACCAGGAGTTTTACCGAATAGTTGTCACCTTCGGCTAATATTTTGTAATGTCCCCACTGTCGCTTAATCATGACGGTTGGAGTCCCCGAAGGGACTCCTAATAATTAAAACATACCTTCATCTTTTAAAATAGTAAATACACCATAACCTATTGCAGCCATAGCTACAATTTTGGTCAATGGAGATGCGATAAGTATTAGAGTGCCAATACCGATAATTACGATACCGTCCCAAGAAGTTCTTTCTTTAAGACGTGCTGTCACCCAGTCAATACCTTCCATTACTGTTTCTTTAATTGATTCCATGTTAGTTTTCTCCTTTGTTATAACAATATATTTATTCTATATTGTTGGCTATTGCAAGAGCTCTTGGATTACCTCTATTAGTAAGTCTAAAAGATAATCTATGTAGAACTCTCTGTTCAAGTACCTCATCTTTTTCAGGCACTCTTTTGTGTTGAGTTAGTAGCTGGTCCATAATAATGACATCACCTACCTCCCAATCATGTTGGTAAATATACTGTGGTTGAAATAGATATTCTTCTAATTCATCTCTTAATTTATGTCCATCATCATCATTAATTTGCATATGATTATATTTGTGCCAATAGATACCTTTCGTACCACCAGCATTTTCTTGTATCAACCATAGCTTAAATGGCTTTTTACCTGCTAATTTAAAGACCATGTGTTGTTCTTTAGACATAACCTTACCCCATTTTTCATAGTCATAAATATAGGTTGCATATCTACCTTCAATTTTATTTCTTAATTTTTCAGGCATATCTTCTAAAGCAGGTATAGTGTTCATAAATAATGTAGGTGTATTTTCAGCACCTCTAATCGCTTGTAAAGCGACTCCATCAGCACCATGCAATTGATTTAGATTACAGTGCCAATCTAATTTACCTAGTTGAAATATACCTGTCCATTTGTCATTTCTTTTTTCACCAGTGACTCTTTGTACAGGATATTGTTTATGTGCTGGCCAATTGAATGGGTCAGGATAGTCACTATTTTCTCTAAAGTTATCATCACCCCAGTAGTCACCAGGATTAGGATTTGGCATTTGTTTATTCATCAAAGACTCAAGACCTGTCTTTGCAGATGAACCATCAGGATTCCAAGCCATAAATCTATAGTTATCAATACCCCATATTTTACTGATAATTTTTGAGAAGTGTATTGGATTTGTATCTTGTTTTGGTATGATAAGAATACCGCATGATTCTACAGCCCTTTTTATTCTATCATAATCAGGGTCTTTTAAGTTAGTGATATCACAATCATCAAAAACTATTTTGTTGTTCTCTAACCCATTCATCATCATTGTTTACCATAAATGTAAATCTGTGAAGAACTCTTTTTTCTAATAGTTCTTCAGCTACAAATTCTCTTTTGTGTTGTGTAATTAATTGGTCCATAAGTATAATGTCACCATCTTCCCACTTATGCTCATAAACATATTTGTCTTGAAACATCCAATCATATAAATCCTGTACTAATGTTTCATCACCTTCAACACTCATATTATTAAGTCTATGAAAGTAAATACCTTCAATACCTTTTCTATTTTTCTGTATTAGTTTCATATCCATTGCACGTCTTTCTTTGTTTAAAGATAAGAATTGCATAGTAATTCTCTGCATTGGATGCATTTTAGAAACATCAGCCCATTTCTTGTGGTCATATTCAAAGTGTGCTTTTTTACCTTCACATCTAGCTCTTAATTCTTCTGGCATCTCTTTCAAAGCAGGTACACTATTAGCATAAAATGTACTTGCAACATTAGAATTTGTTATTGCCTGTAAAGCGACTCCATCTGCTTCATAAAAATTACCTAAATTGCAGTGCCAATCTAAATCACCAGTTCCAAATATGCCTCCACCATACTTACCTTTTTTTTCTCCAGTCACTCTTTGTACTGGATAAGTGTCAGGTTCTTTTAAATGATAAGGATTTTTATATGGTAAGCCACCACCTAGTGCTGATGCTGGTTTTCTTGCATTATCCCAAGATTGATTGCCTGCTTCAGGTGTAGATGTATATCCTACATTACCAGTCCACTGTTCTGGCATTTCTATTAAGTCACCATTTGGCATCCATGAACACTGCCTCCAATTATAGATACCATCTCTAGCTACTGAATGACAAAGTTTTGCAAAGTAATTAGAATCTGTATTTTGTCTTCTTAATAAGACTATTTGTTTATTGAATATCCACTCTCTACATATCTTTGCAAGTTCTCTAATGTCATCATTATTATCAGGAGAATCAACTACAATTTCACAATGTGTTGGGTGTATTAAAGTGTCCATTAATTATTTAACTCGTTTTTATTCATATAGAATCTTACACCTTTAAAGCCAACTATATCTGTAGGTTCTATTTTAAATTTAAACTTTTTACCCATTTCGTGTTGTCTTCTTAAAAAACTCATTGCATTATCATGTGCTTCATACATATCTCTACCACTTACCATCTTTCTTGTAGTATAACCTGGGAACTTTAGTATTGCACAGACGTGTACAGGCTTTTCTTTCATTAGTCAGCTTTTGATAATAGTGCTACTGAAGACCTACCACCAAAGCCAAAGCTATTTTTCAAAGCATAGTTAATTTGCATTTCTTTAGGCTTTGTAATTAAGTCAAAATAATCATCACAAGGGTCTTTTAAATTAGCTGTATGTAAAGCAATTCCTTTATTCATCATCATACATGTATAAGTTATTTCTGCTAATGTACATGCACCCATTGCATGACCTATATGTCCTTTCAGTGCTGATATTGTTGTACCCTTGGGAAGATAATCTTTTAAAGTGTTCAATTCTATTTCATCTCCCCTCGGTGTACCTGTGGCGTGCGCATTTACGTAATCAATATCATCATACGTAATATCTTTGTCTTTCATCAAAGATTCCAAAGCCATTCTATAAGCTTTGCCATCGTCTGCTGGTGCCATAGGATGACCAGCATCATTACGATTTCTTACATCCTCTACATAACAGAGAATATTTGCCCCTCTCTTTTTAGCCTCATCTTCTCTTTCTACAATCATAGCAGCATAAGAGTTCCTAAGTACTGTACCTGTTCTATTTTTATCAAATGGTCTACAAACACCATCTGGTGCTGCTGCACCTAATGACATAAAAAACCATCTTGTTAACTCATGAGCATCTAATTGTTCATAACCAGTCAATATTGCATATTTGTTTCCTCTATCTAAATATGCTTTAGCCATATCTAATAAGTAAATACCTGATGAACAAGTGGCTGCTGACTGATATACTGGTCCATGCAATCCATAAATTCTAGATATCTCAGTTTGTAAGAAGTCAATATTTACATTTAATAAGAAATACGGATTCATACGTTTGAACTTTTTAATCAATCCTTGATATATCTCTGCTTTTTTAGCAGGGTCTTCTTCATGTTCTTCTTTCCATTTTTCAAACCAATATGCTTGGAAGTATTCTAATGTAGTTGTAATAGGACCTCTTGTGGTACCAGTCATTATAGGTGCTTCAATATCAGATTTAAAATCGATATCAGCCATAGCCTTAGCTTTATCTACTAAA